GTCCAATTTTGGAATTCTGGCATTTTTCTTTCCAGGCAAAGGAGATGAGATGAAACGCGGGCCTAAGCCACAGGCGACACATCTGAAATTATTGCGCGGTAACCCGAGCAGGGTGCCTTTGACTTTTGACGAGCCGCGACCGGATGCGATGGTTGAAATCCCCATAACGCCGGTGTCTTTGGTTGGGGCCGGTGCCGAGCAGTGGCGGGTGGTTTGCGAGCAGCTCAAGCGGCTTGGCATGCTGGTCAAGGTCGATTTGCCGGCGCTTGAGGCCTATTGCCAGGCGTTCGAGCAGTTTCGCACGGCAGCCCTGAAAATTGCCGAGATAGGAAGGGCCGATCCGGCGTCGGTGGGCGGCCTGCTTGTCACGGGTGCGATGGGCACCAAGATCGTAAATCCATTGGTCGCGGTTGGGCGGCGAGCGGCGCTCGACATGGTGCGGTTTGCCAACGAGTTTGGCTTCACGCCGGTCGCGCGTGTGCGCATCCAGGCGCCGGCCGATGGCGGCAAGCCGAGCAAGTTCGGCGAGCTTCTGGCGGATTAGGTTGTGCTCGCCCCGCAAGCAAAGCGCAGCGCGTATGGCAGGAAGCGCGCCGAGAATGTGATCAGTTTTATCGAGAAGCTGACGGTTCCATCCGGGACTGGCCAGGGCAAACCGTTCAAGCTGCAGACCTGGCAAAAAGCGTTCATCAAGGACATTTACGAGCCGCACATCGGGCGCCGGCGCGCGGTGCGGCGCGCGATCCTGTCGGTGGCGAGGAAGAACGGCAAGACCGCGCTGATCGCGACCATTGCGCTGGCGCATTTGATTGGTCCCGAGGCGCTCATCAACGGGGAGATTTACTCTGCCGCCAACGATCGCGACCAGGCGGCGATCGTTTTCAAGTTTGCGCGGCAGATCGTCGAGAGCGAGCCTGAGCTGGCCAAAGAGATCGAGATCATCACCTCGACCAAGACCATGTTTGTGCGGCGGACCGGCTCGATCTATCGGGCAGTGAGCGCGGAGGCCGGCACCAAGCACGGGTATTTGCCGAGCGTCGTGATCTACGACGAGCTGGCGCAGGCCAAGAACCGAAATCTGTATGACGTTCTCGATACCTCGTTCGGCGCCCGCGAAGAGCCGCTGTTCATCGCCATCTCGACGCAGTCGAATGATCCTGAGCATATCCTCTCAAAGCTGATCGACGACGGAATGGCCGGCAACGACCCGGCGATCGTCTGCCATCTGCACGCCGCGGCCGAGGGCTGCGAGCTCGACGACGAGGCGCAATGGGCAAAGGCCAATCCGGCGCTTGGCAAGTTCCGCGACCGCGAAGACCTCGTCGCCGCGGTGCGCCAGGCCAAGCGCATGCCGGCGCACGAGCCGAAAGTCCGCAACCTTTTCCTCAATCAGCGGGTGGCGCCGGTTGCCTCGCTGATCTCGCGCGCCGAGTGGATGTTGTGCGCCGGGCCGGTCGAGCTCGCCGACCAGGAAGAGGTCTACCTCTCGCTCGATCTGTCGAGCGTCGTCGACCTCACCGCGCTGATGGTCGGCTCGGTCTCTGATCCGCTGCGCGTCGTGCCGTATTTCTGGAAGCCGACCGATCATCTGACCGAGCACTCAAATCGCGACTTCGGCAGTGGCACGCACCGCTATCAGCAATGGGCGGAGGCTGGGCATCTGCGGCTCTGCCAGGGCAAGACCATCGATCCCGAGACGATCGCGCGGTTTATCGCCGACCTGACGGTGCGCTACCGCGTCAAGGGCCTCGCGTATGACCGCTGGCGCATCAACGATCTGTTGCGCGAGTTCGATCGCGTCGGTCTGCAGGCTTACGAAGACGGCGAGAAGGGCGGCGACGGGTTGCGCCTGGTCCCTTGGGGCCAGGGCTTCAAGGATATGGGGCCGGCGATCGACGCGCTCGAGCACGTTGTGATGGAGCGCAAGCTCGTCCATCCGGGTAATCCGATCCTGAATTGGAATTTTGCCAACGCGGTCGCGGTGCTCGACCCGGCCGGGAATCGAAAGTTGGACAAAGACAAGGCCCGGTTTCGCATCGACGGTGCGGTCGCGCTCGCCATGCTCGCGGGATTGCGGGCACGCGATTGCCGGGCCAAGCCGGTCGATATCGAAAGTTTGATTGGATGAAACCAACGGAGAATAAACCTATGAAGCGACTTCTTGCTGCGACCGCCATCCTAGCGGCCCTCGCGGTGCCGGCTGCTGCCAGCACCGTCCTGCTGGGCGGCCAAACGTGGGACACCACCAATTCCGGCAGCCTGAGCCTCGGCAACGTGGTGCCGGCCGGCAATCAACCGCAGAACGCGCCGTGCGTCATCTGCGGCGCCAACCAGCCGCAGCAGCCAGCAAACTTCGGCTATAACGACTACAGCAACAACGGCAGTGTGTCCTCGATCACCGCCTTTTCCGATCAAGGCAACGGCGGCCGCAACACGCTGGCCGACAACACCTTCGCCACCGGCTACACCATCGGCGCGGGCAGTCCATTCCTGGCTTTCCTGTTGCTCAACGGCGACACCAGTCTAGGCTTTAGCATCGGCGTCGATGTCAACGATACCAACTCGCCGCAGACGTTGAACTCGTTTTTCTTCCTCGACTTCACCACGCATACCGTGCTGGCGTCCTTTACCGGCGGCACCACCGGCAACGTGCCGTCGAAAAACAACGGCACCGGCTTCCCGGACTACTCCATCACCGGCGCGCTGCTCAATCTCAACGACGTTCATGTTGGAGATACGATCGGCTTTGTGGCGCTTATGAGCGACCTCAACGACGGGCCGGACTCGTTCTTCATCGAGGCGGCACCGGCGGCAGTCGTGACCCCATTGCCCGCGAGCCTGCCGTTCTTCGCCGCCGGTCTTGTTGGTTTGATTGGTCTGGTGCGCAAGCGCCGCTCCAACCGGCTCGCGTAACACAAGTAGGCTGACGTTGCTTCCCGCTCCGTCAGCTCACAGGCCCGCCGGGATGATACCGCCATCCATCGGCATCCCGCCCGGTGGGCCACCATGATTAGACAGCCATGATTCCTCGGGATGCCGCGGCGAAGTCTTGGCATCACTTCTACACCACCCGCTATTGGCTCCGCCGGCGGCAGTTGCAGTTGACCGCGCATCCGCTCTGTAAATTCTGCACTGACCGCGGCGCGGTCACTCGCGCAACCGTGGTCGATCACGTCAAGCCGCACCGTGGCGATTGGAATAAATTCTGTCTCGGCGAGTTGCAATCACTCTGCGCGAGCTGTCACGACCGCTGCAAACGCTTCATCGAAACCCGCGGCCACAGCATCGAGGTCGGCGACGACGGCTGGCCGATAGATCCTAATCACCCGGCAAACAGGAGTTGAGCCATGGGGCTTGCAATCGTGGATGGGCCGACCATCAAGGCCGGCGAGTCGCTTTCGGACGGTGCCGACTGCTCGGGCGGAACCATCGTGCGGGTCACGGTGCCGCAGGAGTTTACACCGGCAAACCTGACGTTCCAGGTGTCGAGCGACGGCAACCTGTACAACGATCTATTCGGGCCGGACGGCACCGAGGTCACGCTTGTGGCGAAGCCGAACACCGGCATCGTGATTTTGGAGCGGTGGACGAAGTCGATCGGCTTCGTGAAATTCCGCTCGGGATCGCGCAGCCATCCGGTCGCGCAAGCCGTTGACTGCAAATTCGCGATTGCTGTCGAGACCATTCCAGCGGCCTAGCTGGAAATGAGGAGGACTGCCATGGGTATGCGCCAGCGCCAAGGCGATCTCTATCCCGCGCTCGATGAATCCTACGTCGATTTCATGAGCCGCTGCGGCGACGAGCTCGGCGACCAGGATGTCTGCCAATTGATCTGGGAGGATGCCTGGGACGAGGACAAGGGCGCGGCCAAGGACATCTGCTTCAAGACCCACGCTGGCCAGGTCAACGGGCTGGAGTTCGTGCTGTCGGACGAAACGCCCGACCGCATGGACGATGTCATCATGTCGGACGCCTGGGATCTGGCATCGTTCCAGAAGAACCCGATTGCTCTGTTCAATCACAACAGCAACGCGCCGATCGGCAAATGGACGCGCACGCGCGTCGTCGACAAGCAGTTGCGCGGCCATCTCGAGCTCGCGCCGGCCGGCACCAGCGACCGCATCGATGAAATCCGCAAGCTGATCGACGCCGGCATTCTACGCGCCGTCAGCGTCGGCTTCCGCCCCAAGGAATCCAAGCCGCGGCCGGAATCCGAATACGGCGTGTTCTTCACTAAGGCTGAATTGGTCGAGACCAGCCTGGTCTCGGTGCCGGCAAACCCGAATGCGCTGGCCATCGCCAAGTCGCTCAAGATTTCGCCCACGACCATCGATCTCGTTTTCGCCGGGAAAGGCAAAGGACGCGGGATCGCACGGCGCGGGCTCACCGGCGGGCAAGCCGTTACGTCATCACAGTCAAGAAAGGGCGCGACCATGTCGCTCGCTCAGAAGATCAAAGAGAGAGAAAATCTGATTCTCGAAAAAACCGGCAAGCTCGATGCGCTGCACGATGCCGTCGGCGATGGCGATTATCCCAACGATCTGCTCGAGACGGTGCAAAAGGCAAACGCCGAGATTGCACACGACAAGGAAATCCTGGCGACGCTGCGTGATAGCGAGCGCAATCTCGCCGTGACCAGCGACGACGGCGGCCGATCGGCGGTGACGAGCAAGGGCAATGGCAACGGCTATAGCGCAGCGCAACTGCCAGCGAGACCGTTCGGCCTCGAACGGAAAAAGC